GCAGTTCATAGAAGTTGGTCGCATCAGACCAGACCATGACTTTGGAGCCGTCGGTGACCGTGACCCCTGTTCCCGCTGCTGTGGTGTTGCCAATCACAGACGAGTTGTAGATGGTCATTGAATAACCACTGTTGTTCCAAACGATGTACGCTTTGGAGGCAGGGGGTGCATAGACAGCGAAGGCAGCACCAGTCGTGGTGGTGAACCGCAACATGGCATACACAGCTTGGTTGCTTGCTGCTGTGGACGTTGGGCCGTTTGTGTATGTCAGGGCTTGGCTGGCAGAAGTCACGCTGACCGTCTGATACCCACTGACAGCGGTATCTAGGATATACGCCAAATTGTTGTTGGTCGTGTCCCCCCAAACACCCGCCTGGGTGCCGCTAGTCGGCAGTTCAATCCGAAGATTTGAGGAATATGTGCTCATTGGTTTTCCTTTATAAATTCAACCCAAGCTGCCGTTGTTTCATTCCATTGATATATCCCACCGTTAGTAGGATAAGAAACAGGCGCAATCCAATTACAAGTTTCTTCTACCAACACCCAGCTTGGATACGGTTGAGGGGGAATAAACGCATCACGCTTAGCGTCGTAGGTATACCCAAGACCAGCGTAATTTTTCCGAATACTTCCACTGTAGCTTGTTTGTTTCCAGTCGCCGCCAAACAAAGACTGACAAAAAGCAACTCCCTTTGCTTCGTCCTCTACACCATCCACCAACAATTCATCATCAGCCACAGCAATAACTTGCGTGACTATATTCTGTTCGTTAAGTTGTGCGAAGTGCGCCATTAGAACGTAATGCTCCCTGAGCCAGTCCATCTGTAAATTTTATACCCGCCTGTATTGGTCAGCGTTGGCGAACCAGTTGTAGAGGCAGCATTTGGATATGTGTTGGAGTATCGAATAATGACAACTCCAGAACCGCCAACAGCCGAGAATGCGCCATTACCGCCACCTCCGCCACCTCCGCCTGTATTTGCAGTTCCGGCAGTTGCGGGCGCGGCTGGTCTTGCTCCGTCACCACGTCCGTCGCCACCAAATCCACCTCCACCAAGTCCACCGGGGCCACCGTCAACTTGTCCACCAGCGCCGCCGCCACCAGCGTAATAAGTTGATGACCCTGTAATAGAAGAAGTTAAACCGTTACCGCCTGCAACACCTTGAATACTGCCAGTACCAGTCGCACCAACTGCACCTGCGCCACCGCCGCCACCTCCGCACTGTCCACCATTTGCGTCATAGCCGCCGTTACCGCCAGTATTTCCTTGCCCGGCTGTACCTGCACCGCCAGAAGTGGCTCCGTTTTGCCCTCCTCCGCCTCCTGAACCACCAGAAAATCCGTTTTGTCCGGGAGGGCCACCGCCAGCGCCACCGCCAGTTGATGTTATTGAAGAAAATACAGAATTACCACCATTTGAAGACGCCCCTGAAGAGGTCGCACCGCCGCCGCCTACGGTGACTGTATACGTCACACCCTTTGATACGCTTACTGAACCAGTGCGCATACCCCCCGCACCGCCACCACCGCCACGGGAATCGTTATTACTGAAGCCACCACCACCCCCGCCAGCAACTACAAGATATTCAACGGAAGGAGTTACATTCGATTTCCCATACAACGAACTCATACTCCATGAAGACCCTGATCCACCTACTCCCGCAAGAGTGCGAACCGCCGCGTCATTCATAGTAATTGTGGAGGTCAAACCTAAGCCAAGTTCCTGGGCAACACTAACCGGGCTGGATGTACCACCCATATTCAGTGCCCCACTGGATGGCATTGTCATTATTTAGCTCCCAGTACTTCCAGCTTTTCTTCAAGTTGAGTTATGCGCTGCTCTAGTGCAACTACATATTTTGCTAACTCTACACTGGAAGCTAAAGCGGCCCCACCATAGTTTACGGACAACATTCCATCATTGTCGGATTGAATCGCTTCTTTAAGGAACTTTTGTAGCCCCTGAGCAGACACACCAACTTGACGCTCGTCTGAATCAATACGGGTGTACGTTCCGCTTTTTAATTTAGCAAGACACTCAATAAAATCGGAGGGTAAATCCGCCCAGTCTTTTTTTAGCCTTTCATCAGAATACGCCGTGACGTTCCCAGCAGCAGTCATGTTGCCCGACGTATCTAATTGCCAACGATTGGCCGAAGCAGACCAGCCGCCGATGCGCATCACGTTATCAGAGTCCAACCCGAAGTTGATAGCGAATTGTCCGCTGCGATGGAACGCCATGATTGCGCCGTTACCGCCCGTGGAATAGGCTGACATACCAACACCAGAAGAAGAACCAGTATTGCCGTTACCTGTGAAGTTTTGAACGCCTGTCCACGTAAACGAGGTACCAAGAGCATTACTGACACTGTTTGTGTTACCTGAGTTGCTTGCAAAACTTGCGTTAGTGGCCGAAGAAGCAAAAGTTGCATTGGTAGCAAAACTTGCGTTAGTGGCCGAAGAAGCAAAAGTTGCATTGGTGGCTGAAGAAGCCGCGCCGCTCAGAGTAGCAGTAATTGTTCCTGCACTAAAGTTACCCGAGCCATCCCGAGCAACAACTTTGCTGGCTGTGTTGGTGGTGGTTGCGTCTACTGCAAACGTGCGAGCAGTTGACCCGTTGAAAGTACCGCCGCTTGTGAGGTATGTCCCCGCCGTCAAAGCCGCCGCTGTGGCATTTGCTGTGGTTGCAGTTGTAGCCAGCGTAGCCGAACCCGCAGCAATACTGGACTGAGCAAGCCAAGTGGGGGCTGCTGCGCCGTTACTTTGAAGAACTTGCCCGGAAGTGCCCGCCACAGAGTACGCTTGTGCGGACCCCGTACCATAAGTGACGCCCCCGTTGGTGGGGGTGGCCGTGGAGTTTGTACCGCCGTTAGCAATTGGAAGCGTGCCGTCAACATGGGTGGCCATGCCAATCTTGCCCCAGCTTGGAGCCGCGCCCACACCACCGGAGATCAGTGCATTACCAACCGCTACGTCTGCGAGTTTGGCCAGAGAAGACGTTGTATCCGCATACAACAAATCTCCCACAGCGTAAGAACTAAATCCAGTACCGCCATACCCAGCACCAATAGTGCTCCCATTCCAAGTACCAGCAGTGAGGGTACCAACTCCAGTAATCCCCGTGTAAGAACCACTGAGCCTTGAAGTACCCAACGAACCAGAGGTGATGTTGTTCGCATCGGTTGTGTCCGTGGTGGCTGAAGCTGCAAGGCCCGATACCGCCCCTGCGGCAATGGCAATACCTGTGTTGGTGACCGAGGTCACTTGTCCTTGTGCATTGGTTGTAAAAACAGGAACAGAAGCCGCCCCGCCGTATGTACCCGCAGTACCTGTGTTGGCAATGTTGAAAGTGTAGGTGGGGGACTCATTTAAACCTGTACCCGCCGTGTATGTGATTGGTGCGGAGAACTGCTGAAAAACAATTGCTGTTGTACCAACCGTTATAGGAGGCGCGGTCTGTTGCACCCAAGCGGTATTAAGGTTAGCAACGCCGCTGGTCACCAAGAAAAAGTCACCCTCGTCAATCTGGTTAACTCCGGTTCCAACAGTATCGAAATCTGTAGCACGAGTCAGAATGTAAGGCGTTCCGGCAGAACCTACCTGAGTAACAACATACACACCGTTATTTGCTCCTGCGGCTTCGTTCTTTACCAGTATTCGTTCTGTGGCAAAAGTAAGCGTTGAGTCCACAGACAGAGCGCCGTTAGCGTTTGCTGTAAGCGTTGCCCCCACCCCGGATGTGCCGTTGTTGTATGTGTTTGCTGGTAGAGTTGTTGTAGTTGCTAAGGCTACGGCTTCATGGAAGTGGATGCCCGAAGCAATCGCATCCGCATACGCCTTGTTGACGATATCGGTGTTGTTGGTTGGTGTTGTCGATACTGTGCCGGACGTAATATTTGCCGTGGTGATGTTGGCCGTGCTGGTGCCCAGTGTGCCAATGTCAAGAACGTCAACAGCCAGCCCAGCCGCGCTCAGATAAACCGACCGCGAAGACGGGTAGGTCACAAAGACGTTCTTTGTACCAATACCAAAGGGCACCAACGACCCTGCATTGCTGGAGGACAGCACAGTGGTGCGAGACAGGGTTGTACCCGAAGCGGTGTACGTACCAATCCCGACTTCCCAATCGCCTGCGGTTAGGTCTACGATGGTGTAGTACGTGGTGTTGCCGTCACCAACAGTGGCAAAGGTCTGATACCCAAGAACAGCCCCGGCAAGCGTGATGGTCCCCGTCCCGGTGGTTCCCGTTGTTTCTTGTACCCTGTCTTTTACTACGAGTGCCATTTGTGCCTCTTACGATTGGGTTTTCACAACCTGCCAAGTGGTAGATTGTGAGTTGTTTATTTCAGTCCAATTTGCCGTTTGTGAGTCATTGATGATTTCCCACAAGAACCGAGCAAGTATCACATCCGCCCCTACCGCGCTGTCCTGTATGGTAGCAAGAAAGACGGCTGAAGCCAAGAGCGAATCCAGAGCAGCGGCGGTGTCACTGACAACGGCATTAAATGTAGAGGGGGCCACCAAAGTACTGTCGGACGCAGTAGCCGTATCGGCTATCGCAACCCCAAATCCAGCAGCGGCGGCGGTTGTATCAAACCCCGTAGCAAGCTCAGCCAAAAACGCCAAAAGGTCCGCATTTGAACTTGGCGTATCCAACGCTGACATTAAATCTTGAGCGAGTGCGGTATATATCTGCCCGCCAACAAACGAGTCGGACACTGTTCCAGTATCCGCATATGCCCCGTTTAAATCTGCTTGGGCTGAATACAGATCAGACACGCTGGCAATGTCTGCACATAACCCTTCAAAAGTTGCCGCAGCGGCGAACGTGTCCGAAGCAGTTGCTGCGTCCTCAAAATACGCCGGGAACACCACCGAGGCTGATAGCGTATCCAGCGCAGTAATTGTCTCCGCTATAGCCGCGTTGAAATTAGAAGACGCAACGGTGATGTTTATACCAACCGCAATCTCTTCCAAAATCAGGGGCGCAAACAGCGCCACCGCATTGACCGCTGTGTCTGACGCCGTTACAGCTTCATCAACCGTGCTGTCATAGCTTGCGCCCGCCCCTGCTAAAGCAGCAAAGGGGGCAGCGGCAAATGCGGATGTACCGAACACAAAGGATTACGCAGCGTCAAGGCTGAACGTGTAAGTCACATTCAACGTATCCCCGCTCACCACGGTACGGTCACCAGGAGACTGGAAGTTGGCTTCGGAGAACAAAACCCCCGAAGTGCCACTGCTCACAGTACACAGGAACGCCCCGGCAACAACACCCCCAGCACCAGAAATAGTGAACGATGAAGGTGCAGCAGAGTTGGTGATGACAGACGGATCAGCCGTGGTAGCTGTACCAAAAGTCACAGACTTGCGTGAGCCAGCGTAGTTGGTGAACTCAGTCCATGATTTAGAACCTAAAGTGTCAGCAGCCAAATACGTCACGCCAGAGCCAGGGCCAGTCACCAATCCAAGGAAAAACGAAGCCGTATACGTAGTACCTGTGAAGTACTGAGTATTCATGTTTTGCAGCCCCACATTGACCACGAGATTGTGCATCTCGTCTTCCCACTTTAAGTTGCCATCTTTATCTAGACATTGAACGTGAAACACGCCCCCGCCATGAGCGCCATTTTTCAGGGCTGTACCAGCAACTAGACCCGCAGTTACGGTGTCAGTAGATTGAGCTTTTTCGTTGAACATAGGATACTCCTTAAACAAGTCGAATGAGTGCAGATGTGCTGGTGTTTGCAGGCATCGTCACGGGGAAAGTGTTGACCGAAGTTTTGTCGTTACCAAAATCTAAAACGCACACAGCGCCATTATCCCCGGCCTTGTAGATCAACGCACCTCGGGCTGTGATTGCTCCAGTCCAAGAGGGCGAAGAAAAATCCACATATGTGATGCTTCCAGCAGCGGTGGTTTCTGTGCTCACAGTAGCGGTAACAACTTGCCCACCAGCAACGTAATTGCCACCCGAGGCTTCTCCAGTCGTGGTGTACGCAGTGGTGGTCTCATCAAGTGTGGCTGCATTGGTGTACAACGCCAGATAAAAAGTGTTCGACGAGAAGTTGAACGACCCGTTTATCAAGCCCGACCGGAGAGTGTTGCAACTGTAGTTGCCCGTAAACGCCATTACAAAACCCCAGTATTCTGTGGCAACGCAGGTGTGCGGTACTGTCCGCTGCGATACGCATCGCTACGCTCCAGCCCATCACCCAGACGTTTGGCCATCGCAAGTGCTTCCATGTACTTCTGGTTGTACAACGTAATCATGTCGGTTTCACCTTTCATGAAGGTATACGCCTCAACCAAAGACCCGTACAACAATACAGAGTCAAAGTTGTCGCCCAACCACGTTTGGCCGGAAGCCGCAGTGGTAATGGAGACAGGGTAATAGTAGTAATGCAACTCGACGTTGTATATCGCATCCGGCGTTGGGCCAAGGATGAATGACAACTCGTTGGTGATTACAGGAGAAGGATCGTTGGATGTGGTTGGTCCAAACAATGCGTAGTACTTGGGGAGTGCCGTATCCGTGGCTTTTGGGTACGCCTGACGGATGAAGTTCACGTCTTTGTTTAGGAGGAATTCTTGCCCGTCCACTGTCTCAACTGCCAGTGAAAACACGGACAAAAAGTCGCCCGGACACGACAAGTATTTGTTACCTGTAGACGTTACCCCCGTCACGTTTTTACGCAATGAGGGAAACTGCACCGAGTTGTATATACGTTGTTCAGCTTGCGTGATGAAAGTGTTGATCTGCGTCGTTGAGGACACAGTACTCCCGCTCGCAAGGTACGTATCTGGAAATTGATTTTCCGTGTACGTTTGAATCGTATTGAACAACTCGGTGTAGTTCATGCCATTGGGCCTCTGGCCATCACGCCTTTGGTAGCCGCTCCAGTGCCACGAATTTTGATACCGCTGGTTTTGGCGGTGTCAGGATACCCTGCGCCAGGAGGCAACGGGCTCGTGTTGGGCTTTGGTTGCTTGTACTTGTTCAGCGGGTCTTTAGTGTCCGCAGGGAAGAATTTGTATTCGTCATTGGGGTTCATATCAGCCTCCACGACCAGGGCTACGCTGGTTCATTACTTTGGCCATGTTGCGCCCGTACTTGAGCATGTCGCTGTTGGTTTTGCCGCCAGCACGCATCTTTTTTGCGCCGGGGTGCAGGCGTTTTTCATGCGCCATGACTTTTTTGTCGGCAATTTTCTTCACTGTCTTCGTGTCCATTTCGACTCCTTATGTCGTTGATACCGATACTGTACCCAATTGCACGCTCAAAACCAAGTTATTTGGTGTGAGGGCCGCGTCAAAAAATGATGATCCCCCCACAGGGCTCCACCCCCACTGAAAGATGCGGCTACCCGCTTCCACAGTCCCCGTACCCGTAGGCCCAGTCCCGCCATTCACATTGATCTGCAACCCGCTTGTCCCCGACAGCACATAGCTCCGGTCAGGACGGGGATTACGCAAGCCTTGTGGGTCGTCTACTGGAAACTCGCCTAAGTGCAATTGTGGCTGATCTGGGTCCCAACACTCCGGGCAAACCAAGAGGTCGTAGTTACGACCCTTGACGACTTCACGCTTCAAGATCGAAAGCTTAAAACGCTGGTCACAGCGATCGCACTGGGAGATCGCATTTTTACCGGAGGCGAACCTATTTCCCATTAAGTCCCACCAATAAACTGCTGACGAGGCACAAAGCGAACAGACGCTTTCTCTTGGTCTTCGCCAGCCGCCGTTTGCCAAGCTTCGTCGTACTGGGCCTTCAACATAGGTATCCGCTCGAAACCAGAAGGAATTTTGCCAGCAATGTAGTACGACAGGCCCGCTGCCATACAAGGGATAAACCTGAACGGCACGTCCATAACGTTGACACCGCCGCCTGCATCTTGAGTACGGCGCAGTCTCCAGTACACAAACTGATACGTCTGGGCATTGTCGGGAGTCGGCCAAACTGTGACGGCTGGGACTTGCGCCCAATACACAATTGCTCCAGCAGTGTGAGCCGCCGCAGTGGTATTTTGTTGGCCACGGAAACAGCTATACAGGGTATTCCCTGTTATGTATCCGTAGTTGATGATCTCGTTGTCGATCTTGATGAAGCCCGATGCGGGTAAACCCGTAGCATTGCTCAACACAATCTCAGTAGACGACGAAGTAATTGTGGTGCTCAGAGTCGCGCTCACGGGCGAGTTCTGGCCATTGAACCGCTGCACCCACACTTGAATTGGGCGAGCTTGCTGAATCTTGTTGGGGATCGTAGCGTAGGTCGAGACGCTGATACGGGTGATGGTCAAGTCGGCTTGCGTTGCCGCCACGTTCCCACCCGTGCGAATCACATGCTCCAGCAGATCAATGGTGTCGTCTGGCAGCGCGTAGGTGTTTTGCCCTTGAACCAAGTTGATGATGCCCGGCTCAAACGTCCACATATTGATGCCGCGACTGGCCCAATCTGCAAACATGATGTTGAGGCTGCGCCGCGCTGTACGCAGGTCGTAACCCGTGCGCAACTCTGAGCCAGCACGCTCGTAGGCTTCCTCGACCAACTCGGTCAGGTCAAGGTTGAATGATGTTGCGCCAGAGGTAAATGCCATTATCTAAAT